CGGTCGGCAATGGTCCGAAGTATGAAGCAATGATGAACTGGATGGAGGCCTAAATGTTGTTTGCCAACGGAGCAGAAATTGCACTAGTTATTTTGGCTGCTATTGTAGCTGCTATCTTCTTCGGAGGTATGTATGCCGGTAGTTATCAAATGAAAAAAGAAGCAGTAGAGCGTGGTTATGCTCTCTACTGTGCCGATACTGGCAAATTTTCCTGGAAAGACGAATGTGGTAAAGGAGAAGATAAATGATGGAAGTTCTTGAAAAAGGCCAGAAAACTCTTCTGGAGGACTATGATTACGAACAAAAAGTTCGCCACATGAGTCTGAAAAAGCGGATTGAATGGTTTGTTGATAATAAAAAGCAAATGTCTCAATGTGAAAAGTGGGATGCTTTCTTTGATATTATGGAAGACTACGATCTTGGCGACCAGGATGCATTGATTGAGCGGATTAATAAAGTGATCCGCAAACGTAAAGGAGAATAATGATGAATCCCGATACCATTTTTGGTTTGTTTATGGGTTTTCTTGTTATGAGTGTTGTTGGTCTTATCGGCTATGCCGTTTATGATTCTGTATATGGTTATCATGGGCCTTCTCAAGAAGAAATCCAAAATCTGCAAAATGCACTTCCTGAAGGATGCGAGTCACATGACATTGGGTCTTATGGGAAAATTGATAATCTTGTAATTATTGAATGTGATGGCCGGAAAGTTTCGGCCTCATATACTTATATGTACGAAAGTCACGGCAAGTCGTCCGAAACTGATCGTGCAGCAACCTATGTAATTCAGTAAAGGATACTATATGTTCGGATGGCTTTTTGGTAAGAAGAAAACTGAAGTGAAACAAGAAGTAAAGATCAATGGGACTAAGAATCGAGTCATTCAAAGTACCACTGTTGTAAACCAGAAAGGTGCCCGAGCATCTGGTGATATTGTCGGTGGTAATAAGTATTCCACTTATACTCAAGACACTTCGATATTGAATGACGCAATGCTTGCTGCATCCGTTATTCAGTCCTTTTCTTACAGTACTCCTTCGCGAGATGAGGATACCTGCACACCCGCACATTCACACCACTCTAGCAGCAGCTACGAATCTCCTTCATCATCTTATGATAGTTGTTCTTCGTCTGATAGCAGTTCCAGTTATTCATCGGATAGTAGCTCGAGCTCGTATTCTTCCGATTGACATTTTTCTTAGTCAAGTATATAGTTTCTAAAGAATCAATGTAGGACAAATCATGACAAATATTGCAGAAACAAAAGCACGCTTGTTGAATAAGCACATCAATAAGGCTCTTGAAGAGGCAGAACGCAAGAATGCCATTGATCTTACTCCGATCATTGATTATCTGAAGAAATCTCTTTCCTATGTTGAAAGTTATCTTTCTGATAAACTTCCGACTACGTCAAATGCTCGAGATCTGAAACATTTGATCCATTATATGGAATGGAAAGAAGAACTTGTATATTTGATTGGTAGCATGCAGAAGCAGCAAAATGACCCGCAACCGAAAAATATCCATATTCTTGCAATTTATCTATTCCCACAATTGTACAACTATGCACAAGAATTATGAAAGATCAAATGATGCTCATGTAAGCCCGGTTTATGATGCAATTGGCAAAGTGCTTTGTAACTGGAGCGGCCACACATATTATGGAGATAACTGATGAGTTGGATTGCATTTGCTATTGTGTTTGCTGGATTCATGATTGCTGATGCAATCATGTTCGTTAACGGTTACCGCGGTTACATGTTTGGTGCAACCACTGACCAAGAGAAAAATGTTCGCCGCAAATGGTTTAAAGACCGCGGACTTGAATGGAGTGAAAAACAATGACTGAACGTAAACTTGCTTCTATTCGGCGTATTGCTGATATTCAACCAATCGAAGGTGCTGATGCCATCGAGGTTGCAACCGTTGACGGCTGGAAACTTGTAGTTAAGAAAAATGAGTTCAAGGTTGGCGATCTTGCTGTCTACCTTGAGATTGACTCGTGGGTTCCTCATGAACTCGCTCCATTCCTTTCGAAGGGTCAAGAGCGAGCGTCTGCGGACGATCAAACTTCGTGGGACTACTTCCCAAGGTTTGCTTTTGAAAGTTGAAAATTGTCTGAGTATCGTCGAAAAAGACGGTCGAAAGTATATAAATACACTTGACAATCAAACTGCGAGGTCAAGTGAAGATGAAGATTTACAAGATAGTAAACAAGAATAACGGTAAAATATACATTGGGAAAACGAATAAAACTATTGAAGAAAGATTTTCAGCACACCTGAAAAATGCAAAGAATAAAGTAAATAGGTATCTATATGATTCTATGAATCATCATGGATACGATTCATTCGAAGTTTCTTTAGTAGAAGAATGTGAAACAGAAGAAGAGCTCTCAAATAGAGAAAAGTATTGGATTGAAACGCTAAATAGTATGTATCCTAATGGGTATAATATGACGCCTGGTGGCGACGGTGGGAATACTCTGAAATCATGGTCTGACGAAGAAAGAAAACTCTTATATCAAAGGCAAGGAAATAAACGTAGAGGAAAAAGGCCACCTGAGTTCAGTCAAGTAATGTCTGAGGCTTCTAAGAAAAGAGAAGCAGAAAAATCAGAAGAAAAGAAAAAAGAAGTGTCTCACAAAATATCAAAAACTCTGAAAGAAAAGTATTCTTCAGGCGAAATAAAAGCTATTACTCCAGTGTTCCATGGCAAAGATCACCCAGGTTTCATTGAAGTTGATGTAGATACTATTTTGGAAATGATAAGAGATTGTAAAACATTAACTTTTATTTCAGATTTTCTAAACGTATCAAAACATGCAATAAGATCAAGACTTGTAGAACAAACAGGAAAAAACTTTTTAGAATGGAGACGTGAATATGGAATTGAAGGACCGCTTTCAAAACCTCGTAGAACTAGTTGAGGGTCTTGATCTGACTGAAATCCTTGGTATCCAAAAGTGGGAAGCTCCCATTCCTGCTCAACTCCAAGGGCAAGCCGCAGGCACGTTCCCGACTTCGCTGATCCCCAAGACCGATCAAGAGCGGATTCAGAACTGCTTCGGAGAGATTCAAAAGCGCGCCAAGCGGTTCGCTACTGAAAAGGTCTGGAATGCCGAGACGCAAACTCTTGAAGAGCATCCGGTCGTTGTGCCCGATGACTTCAAAGAACCGACCTACGAAGTCACCATGAAGCTCGATGGCTCGAGCTGCACGATCTTCCGCTGGGAAGGCGAACTTCGTGTGTGCAGTCGAAACCTTGAACTGAAGATCAATGAAGAGAACAAAGACAACACCTTCGTCGCTATGGCTCTCAAGATCGGCGAGCGTATTCCAAATGGTGTAGCCGTCCAAGGTGAAATCATGGGTCCGGGCATTCAGGGTAACCGTGAAGGTTTTTCTGAGCATAAGTTCTTTGTGTTCGATGTTTTCGACATTGACCGCCATACGTACATCAATAGCCTTGATCGCAGAGTAGCATGTAATTCTTGGGGATTTGATCATGTACCAATTCTCGGCACTGATTGGAAAGCACCAAACAGTGTTGAAGAAGGTCTTGCTCTTGCAGAAGGTCCGAGCATCAATCACAAGATCCGTGAAGGTCTTGTCTGGAAGTGCAACAAAGACCCAAGCTTCAGCTTCAAAACTATTTCGAACAAATATCTTTTGTCTGGTGGTTCTTAAGCTGTAGGTTATACCACTTCATGTAGTTACCCAAAGCCATTTCGCGTTTGTCCATCAAACGGCACACAACCAGTGGCTTTGGCTTTTTCAAACTTTCTTTGTGGGCATCACTTTTAGGGATGCCTTTTGTCGCAGCAGAAACCTTTGCGCCGTGACCGGAATGTTTTGGTTTTCTCATTTTCTCTAATTGTTCTTGAGTATGTTTTCTGCCTTTCATTCTTTCCGAATGTTCTGGTCGTAGCTTACCCTTTAGGCGTTGGATTTGGTTTTCCTTTCTGATTAAACCTTCTTCACTTGCCCACTTTTCTTTGTGTTTGTTTGACATGGTTTCTCTGAAGTCGTGGTCTTTCCACATGTTCTTAGAGTTTTCGGAAAACATTCTTTTTGTAGCTTCAGTGTGTGAATACCCAAATACACCATCTTTCACTGTTTCATACATTAGGTTTGCCCATTCTTCGGACTCAACAATGTTATGTTCCTTTGAGTACTCTATTGCATAACGAGAGGCTTCTTCTCTATCATAGAATGTAGCAACAACTTCCGTCGTTATATCAGCGCCATGTGCTTTCAAATGACGAAGCCAGTATTTACCAGAACCTAGGTATTTCATTGGGTCTTTACGTTCAGTTTTTCCAAAATATTTCAGCCCAGTAACATTATGGGTCTTCACATAAAGGTGTATCAATGAAATCTCCTGTTGACGTTTTACAAGTCTATTTATATAATCTGAGTATCAGCAATCAGTTCCTGCTGAAAGGCGGGGACTGATGTGCAACTGCAAAGGATGGGACATAGCCTTCTACCCTGAAGACGAGATCACAGTCGAGCAACACTTCTGTCGAGTGTATGGTGACTGTGGTCACGTTGACAACACTCTTGAAGAGGCAGCCGACCAAGTCGCCTCTGAATACACCAAGAACTATGACTGGTACTGTGATGCAAGAAATCGTGACATCGTCGAAGTCACTGATGAGAAACTTGACTGGCTTCTCGAACAAGCGAGATCTTGGAAGAACCGCACGCACAAAACCTATCTTTACTACAAATATGGTATTGACATTGAGTGAAGCATGGTTTAGTATGAAACCATGAAAGGAGACTACATCATGAAAAAAGGCGAACTCCTTAGCAAGATGCTTCACATCGCCACTAACGCCCATCACGGGCAGTTCGATCGCGGTGGTAATCCGTACATCCTGCATCCGATCAAGGTGATGCATTACGTCAAGTCGGAAGACGAAGAGCTTCAGTGCATCGCACTCGGGCACGACGTCATCGAAGACACTGACGTCACGTACAAAGACCTGAAAGAAGCTGGCATGACCGATCGTATCATCGACGGCATCCGTGCTCTGACAAAAGTCCCGGGTCAGACTTACGAAGAATACAAAGAAGGCGTCTTCGCCAACGTCGACGCAATGAAAGTCAAGTTGGCCGACCTTCGTCACAACACCGACGTACGTCGCCTGAAAGGTGTCTCTGAGAAGGACATCGCTCGGATGGAGAAGTACCATCGGTTCTACATGGA